CACGGCTACAGAAGCTAATCATTTTGGGACAGGGTATTTGGTTGACCGTTACTTCACATCACTTGGAATGGAAACGTGTGACGCAAATAATAAGGTAAAAGAAAACACAATGCCCGCAGCAACCGGAGCATTACTGTTATCAAGCAAGGGAGGTTCAAGAGGGTACTTGTATAAACACGCCTCTTTCAACCCTAACGCAGCACTAACAATGAAAATACTTTTTATGGGAGATTAACCCACAGTTAAAATTTACAGGGTATAATGAGGCTACGTATGAGTATAACTCTCCTATCTGATATCAACTATACCGCAGGGACGAATGATTATACGATTTCCAAGGGCTATCTGATGATTGCTAAATGGACAAATGGCGTTGTTGGTACATATTATGACATTGGTGATTGCAAGACCATGACCATTGAACCGACAGAAAAAAACCTGGAACATCTCAATACGCGCTATGCCGCGAAAGAATACGATCAGCTTGTTTCCTTGCAGACTGGATGCAATATCAATTTTACCTTGGATGAACTAGCAGTAGATAATCTTAAAATGTTCTTAAATGCAACGAACAGCGATACAGGCATATTATACGGAAATACCAATGATTATCAAGTATATGCCATTAAATTTATTCCAACGAACACAACCGGGCCAATGACGTATTATGAATTCCATAAAGTTAAGTTGTCACCGGCAGGTCCGTTGTCGCTGATCGGCGATGAGTATTGCTCGTTGTCGTTTACAGGCCAAACCATCGCTGATTTGGTAAATAATCCATTAAGCCCATTTTTTAGCGCCATTTCAGGATTGCACGAAATAGAATATCTCGGAATCATCAAAAATAATTACGAGGGCGATGCAGCGCCGACAGCAGATGATGACGAGGTAGATGATTATTCTGTGCAGTCGCGTTGGCTTGACATGACTGCCACTCCGGTCAAGGCTTATTTGTGCACTGATGACACGGAAGGGGCTGCCTCATGGATTGAAACTGCACTATCAACAGACGATCTGGCAATCATCTCATTAACCAGAAATCCATTATTATTGCAGGACGCAAATGATGTTGCGTTGTCCGGCGGAACGATTGATGGCGCTATGATTGGCGCTACGACACCTGCCGCCGGAACATTCACGGTTTTATCTTGTGGTGTGCCTGTGATCACTGACTCGGCGACCGGAAACGTCACACCTGCACAAATGCAGGGACAGACTCATGTTGTCACAGGAAACTATACTCTCTCGCTTCCGACCGCTGTTGTCGGTTATCACGCGATGTTTATGGCCAGTACAGCGGCCGTATTTCATCTTGGTGTTATCACCGGCACAGATGTGATTGTGCTCAATGGCGATGCGCTAACAGCCGGCAATAAAGCCACTTCAGATGGTTCAATATATACACAGTGTTACGTGGAATGCCGCATCACCGGAAAATATACCGTTATGAGTATGAAAGGATTATTCATTGATGGTGGAATTTAATACTAATTCTCTTAAAAGGAGTTACACATGAAAGACAAAGTTTATCATTTTGCTGCTGGACTTACTATTGGTATTGTCACGGGATTAATATGCTTATATGTGCTGGAATTACCACAAATTCAAGCGCGTGGTTGTGGTCTTGTGATGGCTCTGCTTGCTGGTGCCGCCAAGGAAACATTCGATACATATCGTGCGTATCGTGCGGGCACTAAGATTGATTTGAATTCCATACCCAAGATTTGGGACTTCTTTGATTTTGGCGCCACAGTAGTTGGAGGAATGATTTCAACAATTTTCATTTAATTAATATGCAAAAAAATGTCTTGACATTTTTATAACGTCTTTGAAACCATATAATTAATAGAAGTTGAAGCTCGAATTCACGCTGGAAGTTATCTGACACTCGACTCGAACGGAAGCACGACTTATGAAGAAAAAGTCAACTGAGGCAGCACCAAGGAGCGGGGCAACCCGCTCCGGCGGCCAGAAGAAAAAAGAAAAGCAGATCGCTACGCAGATCGCTGCCTACCGCAAGCAGAAGTACACTTTCACGACTGCCCTTTCCGCCTACGCCCTCATCAACCAACGCCTGACCAACCCCGACAAGGTGCTATCAAGGCGCGGACAGTCCCTCACCGTCTATCGCGAACTACTCTCCGACGCGCATCTGACCGCGGCCCTCAACAGCCGGGAGTCAGCGACTCTTTCTTATGACTGGCGAATTGAACGAGGGGACTGTCCCACCCGCCTGCACAAGATCATCGAAAAATGGTTCTTCTCCATCATGGAGCGGAAGATGTGCATCGAGGATCTCTCCCGCGATGAACTCACCTCCAATCTCCTGGATGTCATCTACTGGGGCTTCCAGCCCGCCGAACTCACCTGGGATTACCTCTACGGTCTGTGGCTCCCCGTGCAGATCACGCCGAAACCGCCCGAATGGTTCGATTGGTTCATCGGCGAGAAGGGCGTTCCGGAACTCCGCTTTTTGTCCGTCCAGAAACCCGTCGAGGGTGAACCGCCTCCCGATCCATGGACGATGATCTGCCCCCGCATCAAACCTTCCTACGAAAACCCCTTCGGACAGGGCGTCGCCCAGCGATGCTTCTGGCCGATCATCTTCAAGCGCGCCAATATGGAGTTCTGGCTGAATTTCATGGAGCGCTTCGGCACACCCTGGGTCAAGGGCAAAATCGAAGGCAACGCCACGACCGAGGACCTGACCGCTTTTACCGATGACCTGAAATTATTGGTTCAGGACGCCGTCATCGCCGTGTCCGGAAACCGGGACGTCGAGATCCTTGAAGCCAAGAACAATGCCGGCAGCATCGAAGGGTTCAGGATGCTCTGCGATTACATGGACTCTCAGATGTCCAAAGCCATCCTGGGACACACGCTTTCCACAGACGCTGGCGATAAGTCTTCTTATGCCGCCACCAAGGGAGCGCTGACCGTCCGGAACGACATTCAGAAACGCGACATCACCATGATGCGCGCCATCTGGGGCGACATTATCAATCTGATTTTCCTGCGCAACGGCTACATCGATACCCCCCGCCCGGTGCCCGTCCCGTTCCACGCGGACGAAGTCGAAACCGAGCGTGCCACCCGCGATGAGGCGCTCTCCCGCGCGGGTGTGCTGTTCACCAAAGAGTATTTCACGAGGACCTACCACCTGGAAAACGACGACATCAAGGAAGTCCGCGACCCGTCGAAGCTCCAGGCCAGCGGGTTTGACAAAGAACACGACAGCGACAAGCCCACTGTGGATGTCAAGAAAGAAAAAACGAAAACCCAAGGAGGCGACAATGGCTAGTGCCTGGATCGAAGTATTCAAGACAGGAACCCACACGTCCGGCAACGGCGTGACCAAGACCTACCAGGACGAAGACCTGGACAACATGGCGAAACTCTACAACGACCAGAAAGATCACACGGCCCCGCTTGTTCTGGGCCATCCGGCTACCGACGACCCGGCATACGGCTGGGTGAAAGAACTGAAAAAAGCCGGAGACAAGCTACTCGCCTACGTGGACGAAGTCAGCGACGACATCGTCAAGGCTGTCAAGGACGGTGCCTATAAAAAAGTCAGCATCGCCCTCTACCCGGACGGCCTGCTGAGACATATCGGCCTGCTCGGCGCGACGCCCCCGGCTGTCAAAGGTCTGGGTGCCGTGCAATTTGCCGAAGGCATGGAGTTCGAGGAATATCTCATGTCGCCCGACGCCGGCAATGACTCGATGGTCTCCAAAATCTTATCAGGCATTAAGAATCTGTTTAACATCGAAGCACTTCAGGATGCGGTTAAGCTGACTCTCAATAGCTCCAACAACTATTCAGAAATCCAAAAACAGGAGGAAATTGAAATGGAAGGATTGAAAGCAAGGATTGCAGAGCTGGAATCCAAGTTGCAGACGCAGTCGGACGCCCATTCCGCGCAGTTCTCTGAGCTCACCGCAAAAATCACCGAACTGACAACGCTTGTGGCAACCAAGGCGAAAGAAGACGAAACCGTGAAAAAGACGTCCGCATTCGAGACGGCGAAATCCGAGTTTGCGTCGTTCTGCGAAATCCTCTGCAAGGAAGGCAAGATGCTCCCTGCGGAAAAAGACAGCGTCATCGAGGAATACGCCGACCTGCTTAAGGCCGAGGAAACCATGACCTTCGCGGAAGGCGACGTCAAACTCACCGCCAAGATGAAGGCCCGCCTCGAGAAACGCGCCCCGATGTTCAAGACCGACGGCGCGACATTCGCCGATCCGAATAAAGCCGCCCCGTCCAAGAAAATCGACGGCCTGCCGGCTGAGTTCTCCGCAGTCTCCGGCAAAGTCGATACCTTGTCGATGGACATGGATCAGCAGATTCGCGCGTACGCGGAAGAACACAAATGCAGTTACGTAGAAGCGGCAGAGCAGTACGGCTCCGCTAAAAAATAACCCAAGCCAATTCTTAGGAGGACTTAAAAAATGGCATTGCACACTGAGAAACCCGGTATCATCACCACAGGGCTGGCCGGAGCCGCGATCACGAAACGTCGCTTCATTGGTTTTGACGACAAAGTCATCTCCGTCTATGGAGCGCTCGCCAAGGGCGTTTCCCGCGAAGAAGATTCCGACATCAACGAATCCTTCGCCATCGTCATCAGCGGTACCGCACTGGTTGAAGCCGGTCAGGCACTGACCAAAGGACAGCGAGTGACAAGTTCCGCTCTGGGCAAGGCGGTCAACGCGACCAAGAACACGAACGTCAATGGCATCGTCATGAGAGATCAGGCCACATCCGGTCAGCTCGTCGAAGTATTCCTGACGCACGGACAGGGTTACCTGACCAACACCACGACCACGACCTCGTCCACGTCTTCAACCATGTCCACCACTTCAACCGCAGCGTAACGCCCATTCCAAAGGAGGAATAAAACAATGGCTAATTTCTTTGATTCTATCACCGAAGGCATCAGCGTTCCCTTGACCACGCTGGCTACCGGTTTTGTACCCACAGGACTGATCGGTGAGTCCGTATTTCCCGTCGTCAAGAGCATCACCAAGAGCGGCAAAATCCCCGTATTCGGGAAAGATGCTTTCAAGATCTACGAAACCCTGCGTGCCCGCGGCGCCCACAGCAACCGCGTCGGCATGACCCCGGATTCGTGGCTGACCTTCTCCTGCGAGGAACACGACCTCGCCATCCCGCTGGATGCCCGTGAACTGGCAGAATTAAACAATCTGCCCGGCGACACGGCCCTCAAAGCCCTGTTCAGCCTGCAGGACAGACAGCGCCGGAGAGTGCAGTGGAACCTCAAGCTGGAACTTGAGAAAGTCATCGCCGACCAGGTTCAGGACGTCAGCAATTACAGCGCCGACAACCAGTTGGCGCTGGACAACACGACCTGCTGGTCCGAGACCGGTTCCGACCCCGTGTCCAACATCGAGGACGCCCGCGAAGTCATCCGCGGCAAGATCGGCCGTTATCCCAACACCCTGATCATGGGTGCTGATGCGTACGCCCAGCTCAAGTTCCACGCGGCGTACACCAACATCATCAAGTCCACGAACGACAAAGTCGTCCGTCCCGACCTGCTCGCCCAGGTTCATGACCTGAAGCGCGTCATCGTCGGCCTGTCCATGGGTCTGACCACCGCAGATGCTTTCTACGATCTGTGGAGCGACAACGCGATCCTCTGCTACATTCCGGATACGCAGACCCCGGACATCGACGAACCCGGTTTCGGCTACACCATCAAACCGGCATTCTCCGCCATGCCCTACCCCTATGTGGACATCTTCACCGAGGAAGGCGGCAAAATCGTCAATGTGCGTTGTACCGATATGTACGACACATTGTTCATCAACCCGGATTGCGGTTACATCATCACCAACTGCAAGAAATAACCAAGGCTGCCGAGGCTCCGGGTGACCGGGGTCTCGGCGACTTGAACGGAGAATACGATGGCGTACTGTTCGATCACTGACATGAGAATGCTGCTACCCGACACGATGCTGGTCAATCTGTCCAATGACGCCGCTGGTGCTGTTATCGTCCACGACGTCAACATCGCCGAGTCCATTGATCAGGCCGACCGCGAGATAGACAGCTATCTCAACATCGCCGGATACACCGTTCCCATGACACCGATCCCGCCGCTGGTCACCAATCTGTCGGCGAAGATGGCGATCTGGAACCTGCATCTGCGCAAGTATTTCGACTCGACCATCTGGCGGAACACCTACCTGGACTGCCTGAGAATCCTCGAACGCATCGCTGAAGGGAAACTCACTTTAGGGCAGGAAACCACCGGAGAAACGCAGACCGGGGCGAACGCGGGCAACCACTATGTTTCGTCACGCACGCAGAAATTTTCGCAAACCACATGGGATGAATATTAATGGGACTGCACGTAACCAGAAGCGCAATCATCACGGCTTTATGCACCAAACTGGCGGAGATTCCCGCCCTGAAGCTCGTCAAGCCGTATCACGGGGAACTGGACCGGTACTCCAAGAAAGTCCAGCTCAAGCAGGAGATTTTCCCGGCGGAAGTCAACCTGACCACGCCGTTTGCCCTGGTCATTTCCAAGAACCGTGAACGTGTCGAAGACAAGGGGCCGTCACTGAGATTCAAACATGACCTCTCGATTTATATCGGCTACGCCAACGAACACAATTTTAACGACACTTCCGTGTCGCCGATCTTCGGCATCATGGACAGTGTCGTCGAGAAACTGGCCGGCAAGCAGATCATTCCGGGGGCCGGCGTTATGACTTTACTGAGTGACGGGGACTATATCATCACCACGGATTTGTTCACCGTTTATGACATGAAATTTTATCAACTTGAAATAGGCACATAAGGAGGAATTACCATGGGCGCACCCAGAACAGCACCGAATGTCGACAATTATTTGATTTCCAAGGGCTACATCATGATAGCCAAATGGACGAACGGCGTCGTCGGCGCTTACGCGGACGTCGGCAACTGTACCCGATTTGAAATGGAACCTACCGAGGAAACTCTACCCCATTTCAGTTCCCGCAACGCCATCAAGGAACAGGATCAGGAAGTTGTGATCCAGACCGGCTGCACCATAAACTTCTCGCTCGATGAAATCGCCGTCGAGAACCTGAGGATGTTTCTCAAGGCCACGCAGTCCGGCACGAGAATTCTGTACGGTAACATGAACACCAACCAGCTTTATGCGATCAAGTTCATTCCGACCAATGAAGTAGGCCCGAGCGTGACGTATGAATTCTGGAAGGTCAAGGTCACCCCGAACGGCGCCCTGTCCCTGATCGGCGACGAATACACCGTTATGTCTTTCAGTGGCAAGGTACTGGCGGAACGCGCAGGTCACGCGACCTCTCCGTTCTTCACCGCGACCTACGACACCACCACGTCTTCAACGACCACCACGACATCAACGGCTGCTTAATATTGATGTTTTTATAAACCATGCCTCCCGGTGAATACCGGGAGGACTTTATTAATTATCTAGGGAGGATAATTTATGTCACGCAACAACAAAGAACTGGAAATTGCAGGGAAAAAAGTAACCGTCTTCGAGCTGACTGTACGCCAAATCAAGAAACTGTGGAATGATCTGACCGGTGTCTCCGATGAAACCCAGGATACTCCGATTTACACCAACGAGAAAATCCTCAACGAGCACTGGGACGAATGCGTTCACGGCATCAAACTGTCCGACACGGACGACCTGACTCCGTCACAACTCAAGGAAATATACGATGCGTTCTCCGAGGTGAACGCCGTTTTTTTCGACCTGGCCCTCCGGCTCGAGGGCGAAAACCCGTTCCTAAAACTAATGAGGGAAGCGCTCCTGAGCGACTTGACGCTGCGGTTTGCCGCCTTATTACCAAAGGACACGCCGGAGCCTGGGACTACGGATACGGTTTCTTCACCACAGCCCTGAATGAAGACGCAACACAGGAAACTGAATATTTTAACCGGCTGAAAAAAGTCATCGCTCTCGGAGTAAGAATTGGTCGCTTCTACAAAGACCAGGACTTCAGCCGCTTCATGCAGGATAGGTGAGTAAATGGCTAAAGATTACGAAGATCGGGAGCAGACCCTCCGGGAAGAAATAGCGCAATACGAGAAAGACCTTCAATCGACTCAGAATATTTCGCTTCTCAATAAACGGAGAAACGATCTTCTCGATAAGATCAACGCAGCCAATAAGAAAAACATGGAACGAAGCCTGCCGAAAGCCGGCCCGATTCGACGGGTCGGTGCGGCTTTGGACCCACTTTCCGGTATCTACCACGGCATCTATAACGCCAACGAGGCGACCAAACAGGATGCGTCCGTCAAGAAATTTGTCGAAGCCTTCAGTAAATCATATTCACAGAGTGTTGCCAATCAACTCAAAACGGTATGGACCGGCAAAGACTACACCATCGGCCATAAATATGGCGGAGATATCCTGACAAAGCAAATGGGGTTGCCGAACAACGCGGCGACAAAAACGCTGGGCCTGGCGATGGACATCTCAACAAGCCCGGCTATTTACAACGCTTATAAACCGGCCATCACCTTGATGCAATACGCCGGCAAGAGCACTGCGAATATTGCCAAGAAATCCGCAACCATTCAGAAAGGCATCGACGCGTTCGGCACCCGGTTCGATATTTTTTATCAGGCCGGAAAGACCATGTCCGCCGACAAGCTAAAAGAACTCAAGGACGCCTACCAGATTGCCGTGGAGTCCAGGGATCTCACGAAACTCACCGCGTTCCGGGATAAGTTTGCGACGGTCGCACAGAAGGTAACACATCCGAAATACGCAGAAGGTAAACGCGCTTTTGACCAGATGGATGCAGTCATCAGTGGCACGAAAACAAAATATGTCGAGGCGCTAAAAGGACAGTATTATGCCAAGCAATCCAGCCTGGCTTCATTATTCAAGGAGCAGACTGGTCGTGATATTAACCAAAAATGGTTATCTGGTGCTGGTCTGTCATTGAAAGACGCCTCCACACCACTGGCAAACTTGCCGGCTGATGCCAAGAGAAAAGTCATAGCAAGTCTTAATCAATGGACTCACATCGTCAGTCCGCAGGCGCAGGCGTCATCTTATAAGAATTTCGCAAAATCTGTCCTGCCGGAACTCAAGGTCGGCGGTAAACTCGATCCCAATAAATACGACAACGCTATTGCTCCCGCCAAGAAAGCATGGGAAGACGCCATCGCCCAGAAAGAAAAAATCGGCGCATGGCTCAAGCAGGCGGAGAAGTACGAAGCCCCGTTAAAGATTTTGCCAGCAACCAAGCAGGCCAATGAAATAACCAAACTCATGGAGCGTGTATCTGCTCCGAAAATATACAATGGAATATTAGGCACAATCGGCAAGGGGGTTGATAAGTTTACCAACGCCTACAAATATCTGTTGTCCTGGAACCCGATTTTCAATACCCGTAACGCCATCGGCACGACCTGGCAGGGTATATCCCAGGGCGTCGGTCTGAAAAGTTACATTGAAGCCATCAAGATGACAACCGGCAAGGGTAAGTATAATCCGGAAATGTACGGCGAACTGGCCCAGCGCGGTTATTATAAACAATACGGCATGGCAACCAATGATTTTGGAGCAGCCCTCAGTAAATGGAATATTTTTGCAAAACTAGCCAATTTCTCGGAAGCTGTGAACCGCACGGCACTTACCCTGCACAAGACAAGCGGCGGAAAATCTCTGACCGAGGCTGTGGCAGCAACAACAAAAGTCTTTTATTCGTACGGAACAAAATACAAGACGCTTTTCGAAGAAAACATCATGAGTCGCATCTTCCCGTTCTACGACTTCATGAAGGGGCAGGTAAAGTTCTGGCCCGGAGAACTGGCCAATAACGGCGGGTTCTGGGCAAGCACCGAGAAAGTCAAGGAACGGACACTCCCGCCTCATCTTCAGGAATTCCCGTATCTCCGGCAACAGTGGGAGAAGGGAATGTATACAGTCGGTTCGGTTGGCGGTCTGAGTATGCAGGCTGAAGATGCCATGAAGAACATCAACCTGGATTACAAGAATCTCTTTTCTCAGTTAAATCCCTTGATCAAGTTGGGAGCTGAGGGAGCAGCCGGGTACGATGTGTTCAGGGAAAAACCCATCAGGGATTACGGCCAGTGGCTCGCCAATTACAATCCGTTACAGCAGCCGATAAATAATGCCGTCAGCGCATCCCAGGGCAAGAAATCCTGGTGGAGCGTCCTCACGTCCATCAAGGATCATGACTTCAGTATCGACAGTCTCAGCAAACAGAACCAGATGAACAGCAAAAATAATTCCTCGTACTGGGCATCGCTGGCTGCCAAGTTTCAGGGCGGCACACCCTCGGCTCAGGCCGCAACCAAAACAGGCGGCACGGCTGCACCGTACGGTTCCATTGATTCGCATAATGCGCAAAAGGTCGCAGAATTCGAGGCGAAACATGGCGCAGGCACTTTTAGTAAAAAATATGTCATGGGTGAGGGTTCCGACCAACTGTTCTTCTTTAATGCCAGACAAGAACTCGGAAACGATCTAGCCAAGGCACTATTAGGATCAAACCCTGATGTCGGCATAGGTTATGCCGCCTCGCGCGCTCAATTGAAAGCCAATTATCTGGACAGGGCGTTTGTGAAAAGCCACACCCCCGAAGCACAGAAACAGATGCTTGATGTGTTTGACCGGGAAACCAAGATGATGGGTCCTCATCTTATGGGTGGATCGGCACCATTTAATCCCAGTGTTATGAAATACAGACAAATGCTCGGAAACCATCCGATACAAATTGGCTACAATCAAGCCCTCAAAGAAAAGATACAGTTCACGTCCAAGACATCGGACCTATGGGCAGCCGTCCAGGAGAAAAGTCCTCAACAGATCATGCGAACATTGCAGGCCGATATTTCCGGCGTTAATAAACAAATGAGTTCGCAGTTGGGCGGTATCTCAGCAGAGGAGGCAGCCTCTCGTGTTGCGGCATTAAAAGCCAAAGCTGAAGAAGACCTGAAAAAATGGGACGAAAAACGCCGCGAGAAACTGGCTAAGGACGCCAAGGCACAACTTGATTATATTACGACAGTTACCAAAGGTGGAGCCGAAAACCTGATCGCCGTCCTCGACGGCATCTATAAGCGCGGCGGCATGAGTATCGAGAAATACTACGGCGATAAATACAAAGCTCAGATGTCCACGTTGCTTCCGCAACTAGCCGGCAACCTGAATTATTTACAGGCAGTATTAGGCGGCCCGCAGCATAACCTCGACGGCAGCATAAAATCCAACATTACGGGCATCACGACGCCCGAGGAACCGAAGAAATGGCGCAAAGAGCGCCGATCGGATACGCTGACGGGCACTGTCAGTCGGATATTGGATGGTGACACGGCAGTGATTCTATTGCCTGATGGGAAAAAAGAAATCGTCCGCATGGCTTATGTGGATGCCCCAGAAGTATCTCATAAGGGCAAGAACGGAGAACCTGACAAACCCGGCCAACCTTTCGGTCAAGAAGCCAAAACCAAGTTAACTGAACTGATACCGTTGGGTTCACAAATCCAGATAAATGTCAAGGACGTTGATAAAAACGGACGTCTCGTCTCTGAAGTCATCAAGGACGGCACGAACATCAATCAGGAAATGATAAAATCCGGAATGGCTGAGATGTACACATTCTTCATGAACAACAAACAGCAATTTGATCTCTATAAAGATTTACAAACAAAAGCGCAGACATCGGGAGCCGGCATGTGGTCGCAGAAAGAAGCATATCAGTCACCTGCTCAATACCGTCGTACTGGTCTGCCGTCCGGAAAATATATATCCGACGCGGCCGACATTACTGCGTTGATTGAGAGCGCTAATCCAAATGTTCCATTAATTCTAGAGAAAACAAAAGACTTCATGACTAAAATGTCTGTCGATCCAGACAAAGTCGATTCCACGCATTATTTTTCAGCACTCGAATCAACCCAGAAGGTTCTCAGTGAGATCGATCTGCAAGGCATAAAACAAAATAATGGCATTGCCTATGACAACGATAAAGTCAGTAGAGCCCTGACGGAACTCAGGCGGAATTCAGAACTGCACAAACTCGAGATATACCGCCAGAGCGCAGGCCGCGTGGGATATTTCGATACCGAGAATACAAGACCTACGGGCGGAAAAAAACTGGCTGAGTTGGAAAGGGACGCATACAGAGAAAGCAGTTACCAGGATAGTTATAATAAACTACAGAAAGTCATTGCAGATTTTCCGGCCGACGACGTTGATCTGCTTCCCAAGAAAGACACAGACTCAATGGCTGAATATTTCGCCAAGGCTGAGCAGGATCTGCAAAAACACAAAGATAACGTCGCGAATATCTCGGATGCTGGCAACAAAAGAGTCCAAGCGCTGGACCTTGTGTTCCAGGCCAGTAAACGTGAACAGGAAAATAATCAATCTCAGTACCTGGAGTCGGAGCTCAATAAAAGGCTGAACATGTCGATAGGCATTACCGAAAGCCTGACCGCCGCCGCCGAAACTATCTGGAGCGCATCCAACAGAAAATGCAAGGAAGCGTTCTATGTTATGAAATCCCTGGCCATCGCCGAGGCCACCATCAAAGGATATCTGGCCGCCGTCAAGGCCTACGAGAAAGGCATGGACATCAGTCCCGCGATGGCAGCGGTTTACGCCGGAGCGTCGATGGCCTTTACCGGCGCGCAGATCGGCGCGATGATGTCCGACATGGTCAACGGTCCTCCCGAGAAGAAAGCCAAGGGCGGCGAGATCACCCGCGGTTCTGGAACAAAAGACGACGTGCCCATTATGGCCATGCGCGGGGAGTATGTCATCCGGAAATCCGCCGTCAATAAATATGGACGGGGATTTATGGACGCCCTGAACAAAGAACTTCTACCGACGTCCAACTTCGCTTTCCCGGACATCCCGGCATCCGCGGGCAACCGGGGATTTTACGCCGAGGGCGGCGAGATCGGTCGTGGAGTTACCACGCCGGTAACTGTCAATCTCAAGAACGAAAGCGGTCACGAACTGGAACAGACGCAGTCCTCTGTGGATTTCAACGGAGATGAATACATTATTAATGTCGTTATTGACGCCGTGCAACGCAACAAGGGCGGCATGCGCGATATGTTCGGAGGCCAGGGATAAAGCATGGCCAACAAAATCAAATCACAACATCTGGTTCCCGGTAATAAGAGCGCGATCCGATGCGTCATGGACGACGACAGTATCGTCTATCACTGCCGGTCTCACCAGAATCCTGTGGCCTACGGTCCCGATAATGACCTGAAATGGATTGACTTGTCCTCCGAGCTGGACACTTCCTCCAAAAAGGCCGGAAAGATATGGTTGCGCGACAAGAACATTATGTCCGTCGGTATTCGGAAGGATGGTACCACATATAAGTATTTAGGTATCAGACCTGATGACTGTCAGGATGGTTCAGAGCAGTTTGAAATTTCATTAGTTGATATAGAGTTTGGTGGAGTAAAGAAGAAAATTACTCTATCTAAAGATAAAAAGACAGCGTTGGATGCCGTCACTTCTGATCTGGGCGACGTTGTTATCCAGACGACCAGACAACGTGCCAGACAGATGGTTCGTGTTTCACAACCTATTACCAGTTTTAAAATTACATTTAAGATTCATTTAACTGGATTGAAATATGTCAAACGTGAAGACTTAGACGAAGAATGGTTCTATTCTGAAAAGACAGGTAAATTCAGATTACGCTTAGGCAAACCTTGTTTTGTTGACCCAATTACTTTAAATCCAATTAAAGATACACAGTCATTCATAACACATACCGTTATTGATAATAAGGATGGAACACTTACCTATGTAAAACAAAGTACGTTAGCTTTCGATTCAGATAAGTTACCGGCTGAATATTTTATTGACTTAGACCCTATTTACTCATCAACATCTGACGGTACTCTTTGGTATGATACTATTAGTTCATGGGCGGATTGTCATAATAGTACAACTTCGGATGGCGGTTCCACATCTCTCACTACTTATAAATACACATTTTCATCTTATAAAAATGTAGGATTTTATGTTATCGAAAGAGGTTGGTTTTACTTCAACACAAGTGGTATTACCGGTTCAATAACGGCTGTTGATTTAAAAATCTATGGCACTGGGTATGGAGACAGTAATGTTGCCGCACAAAAAGGAACACAGGCGAATACATTAGAAGCAGCTGATTTTAATAATTTTAGTGGTGATGAGTACGGACATACGACTGGGTGGTCAACCGGCGGTTACAATACAATTTCTTTTAACGCCACTGGTATTTCCGATATAGTTACAGATGGTACTACTAAAATATGTTGTCGTGAATATAACCATGATTACTTAAATAGTTCACCTGGAACTAATGATTATTATAATGGTTGTTATTTTTCAGATAAGAGTGGAACCGACAAAGACCCGTACTTAAGCATTACCGTATCTGCGGCAACAACAACATCATCGACGACAACGTCAACGTCAACGAGTTCCTCGACGACAACGTCAACGTCAACGAGTTCCTCGACGACAACTTCAACGTCAACGAGTTCCTCGACGACAACCTCAACATCAACCAGTTCCTCGACGACCAGTTCTTCAACCTCGTCGTCAACGAGTTCCTCGACGACAACCTCAACATCAACCAGTTCATCGACGACCAGTTCGACGTCAACGAGTTCCTCGACGACCAGTTCTTCAACCTCGTCGTCAACGAGTTCCTCGACGACAACCTCAACATCAACCAGTTCATCGACGACCAGTTCGACGATGTCAACAACCAGTTCGACATCTACGACCGCTTCGTTTACGACGACCAGCACTTATTCAACATCATCGACGACCAGCTCAACATATTCGACCAGTTCGACGTTATCGACAACTTCAACCAGTTCGTCCAGTTCATCAACCAGTTCGACGATGTCCACGACGTCTTCGTATTCAACGACTTCATCGACCAGTTCGACGATGTCCACGACGTCTTCGTATTCAACGACTTCATCGACCAGTTCGACGATGTCCACGACGTCTTCGTACTCGACGACTTCATCGACCAGCACGACAACCACAACCACAACGATTGATGTCGGTCTATTGACGGAATGGCCGTCATGGATTGCCGAAGCCGTTTATCCGATCAGCGAGACGGAACATCTTCCTGCCCATAACAACGACATGGAAGCATTTTACATCCGGCAGCGCAAGAAAGCGACATCATCCAGAATGTCCTGGGAACTGCAGTGGAACGACAAGGTATCGTTGACGGAAGCCGAGTACCAGGATATCAAACTTTTCTTCGAGGCCCATCGCCAGTCATCGTTCTCGTGGACGCACCCGGCGACGTCCGTTGTTTATACGGTCTATTTCAACCAGCAGGATCTCAACAGCAATATCCTTTATCCTTATGTGAATTCGGAAATCCACGGATACAGAACGCTCAGGGTCCGGTTTATCCAGGCCACCACGAACACGATCGATTACGCCACCTATGCCAGTGTGACATCCTTCCCGGTATCGCCGGAACCCAAGTATCCAATCTCTGAAAAATCAATCTATCAGACGTATCAATCTGAGGTCCTGCCGTCCGATGTCCGCAAGAAATGGTCGGGATCCAAGAAAGTCTGGATACTGGAATGGGATGACAAGTGTTCATTACTGGAAACGGAATATCAGTACATCAGGGGATTCTTTCTCGCCAAGCAGGGCTCGTCCTTCACCTGGACGCACCCCGCCACCAACGTGTCCTATACCGTCATGTTCATGCAGGATAAACTGGAAACAGAAATATTGCATCCGGGATACCGGACACTGAAACTTCAAATCAGGGAGGTTTGATATGCCGCTGACACTTAGCTCCGTCGCCATCGCGGAAAAGAACAAACTCAATACCGACAGCGCCTTTCTCGTCGTGCTACGCATCGTCATTCCCGGCGTATCAGAACCCGTCCGGATTGTGGAGAACTCCGAAGACATTACCTGGCAGCATCCCAGCGACACAACGCCACAGACCTATACGGTTTTCCCGTTTCAGATCAATGAAATCAGTGACAGCACTTCCGGCGAAGTTCCGCAGGTCACCATCCAGATATCCAATATCTCCAGAATCATGGATTCCTACAACCAAATGTATGATAATTATATCAAGGCCAACGGTTATACGCCGGTCACGGTTTCCATCTGTGTCGTCAATACAAAAGTTATTGCCGCTGATCCGACGGCAGACCCCGAAGTGGAACATACCTTTGAATTGTCCCAGCCCAAGACCGACGCGGAATGGGCGACCTATGTTTTGAAAGCCGGAAATCCCTACCAGCGTCGTTTTCCACAGAATAGGATTTTGCGCAATCACTGCCGTTTCAAGTTCAAGAGTACGCTCTGTGGATACGGTGGAGCCGAAACGGACTGCGACGGGACATTATTAAAATGCCGGACGCTCAATAACAGTACGCGCTTTGGCGGAGCGCCTGGAGTTGGACTCGGAGGCTTCGATGTTACTTAATGACCTGATCGGAAAACCCTACGAGCGCGGCGGCAAGACACCCGGAACCTATGATTGCCGGTCGCTTTTCATCGAAGTGATGAACCGCTTCGGGCATGACGTCCAGGTATCCGACATCGGACACACAGCCGTCGAGCACGTTGTCGCTGCCCACGCTCTCAAGGAATACGCCTACACGGAAACGGATGCTGCAATTATCGAAAAAGACCTACAGAATGGTAAGTGGCAGAAACTGGACGAACCGGAACCCGGCTGCGCCGTGTGTATCGCACTCGACCCGCTCAAACCACAGCGCGTCCAGCACCTCGGAGTCTTTATCGGTGACAATAAATTCATTCACGTTGTTGAAAACCACGGCGTCATCACAACGAAACTTAACGACTTGTTCTTCAGACGAAAAATCAGGGGATACTATAAATGGATAGGTTAGAACAGCAGTTACAGAATCATGGCATTCAGATCACCAACATCACCAACCCGTTCGACCCGTTGCATAACCGGGAATTCAAGACGGTTCCAGCCGGTCTATCCCTGAAGGAATGTATCGACATGGTACGTTCCCCGATGGACGGATGCTTTTATGTCGCCTCAATCAACGGAGAACTCGTCCCGGAAGACGCCGATTATTCATTGATCTATCCGACCGGCAGCCTCGTGCTCTGCGCAGAGCCGCTGGGCGGCGGCGGCAGTGGTGGAAAAAATACGCTTAGGATGGTCTTGCAGGCGGTCGTTGTAGTCGTTGCCGCCGCGGCGACATGGTACGTGGGCGGCGCTGGAGGTGTGCTTGTCGGCATGGCTGTTTCCGTTGCCGGAAATTTATTGATCAGCGCCTTGCTTCCTTACGATCAGATCGAACAGAAAGACCAGTCCCGCACCTACTCCTGGGATGCCAACGGCGGCAACGTCAACCGGGAAGGCATCGTCTGGCCGGTCTTGTACGGCACGGCGCGTATCACGCCGCCGATCATCTCCAAATATATCGAGGTTCAGGACGACAAGCAGTATTACAATATTCTGTACGCCATCTCCGATCACGCGATAACGTCCATCGACGAAACATCTATCCGCCTCAATGACCACTCCGTAACCAAGGACGAAGATGACATCTGGTGGGAAACCCGTCTGGGCGCAACCACTCAGGGACCCATGCAGCATTTCTCGGACACCATCTCTACAAAATCAGTCGCCACGAAAATCACAACCTATGCCGCATATTCAGCCGAAACAAATTATGTTGTCGGCAATCGGGTCACACATAATCGATACGCCTGGGAATGTATCCAGAATCATTCCGCCGGGACACACAAGCCGTCAGAAAGCGCCTGGTGGACAAAAATCGAACATCCCTGGATCACGGCAGACGCCGACGGCACACAGACAGAGGGGCTCGGAATCGTTATTGGTCTTCCCTATGGACTCTATAAGGTAAATGACGAAGGTGATCTCGAAGATTACACGGTGTCCGTCGATATTGAGTACAAGGAAGCAAAATCCGAAGAATGGTCGCATATACAAAAAAAGAACACAACAACAACAACCGTAGTAACGGATCGTTGGTCTGGTGGATACTGGCATGCCGGTTACTGGTATGAACTCAGCCAGGGCTCAACCGATCCTACGGCACATGTGGAACATGACCGTTATGAATATATAGCCTATAATATTTTCGGAGAAGGTGACTTTGGCCAGGTCTATGAGTGGCACTGGGTAACTGACGCTGATACGATATTTGTTGAGGATACACTGGAACTCGATTATGTCCAGATCACTGGCAAAAAAGCCAGATCCATCCGCAAGAGATATCCCATTCATAATGTACCCGCCGGCAGTTACCAGGTCCGTGTCAGGTTCCACGGTCAGTCACCAAGCACCAGTACAAAAGTCTGCGCCGAGACATACTTCGATTATGTGGAGTCCATTATTTATGACGACTTCACATATCCCGGCGCATCGCTCTTTGCGCTGAGAGCCCTGGCCACTGATAAATTCTCCGGCGGCATTCCGACATTGTCACTTGTCGCCACCCGCGCAACCGTCCCGGTCTGGACAGGAGCGGCCTATGAAAATCTGCCCGCCGACAATCCCGCGTGGGCGGCCTACGATATTCTGCATAATGCAGAATACGGCGGCGGCGTGCCCTACACGAAACTGATTTATGCCGACTTTCTGGCCTGGGCCCAAAACTGCGACACGCATTACACAGCGGAAGGCGTCGCATCGACCGTCAGCTTCAAATGCAATTATTACGTTGACGAGTCCATGACACTCAGAAAAATGCTGAACAATATCGGTCAGCTCGGACGCGGCATGGTCGTCCAAATGGGTTCGGAATACACATGTTACGTTGATAAGTTAGAAACCACCCCCGCCCAGAGTTTTATCTTCAATACCGGCAATGTCAGCAGCAAATCTCTGTCCGTTGAATATCTGCCGATGGAAGACCGCGCCAACGCTATCGATATAACTTTCTGGGACAAGACCAATTATTATAAACAACGCACCATTGAACTCCACGCCGCGGATTTTGACACAACCACTGTGGGAGTCAAAAAGACCCAGCTCCAGTTAAAGGGATGTACGTCCATAGAAGAAGCGATGGCCCACGGATACTTCGCCCTGAACTGCAACCGTTTATTGACCTGCACGGCGAGTTTCAAAACAGACATCGACTCCATCGGGTGTATGCCCTGGGATGTTATCGAGTTGCAGCACGATGTCACGAACTGGGGCGAAGGCGGCCTGGTAGTCGCCGCCGTTGACACCAACACAATAACCATCGACAAGGAGATCACCCTGACCGCCGGGACGACCTATACCTTGAGAATTCAGGACAGCGACGATGACAAAATTTATTCTTACACATTGTCCGTTCCGTCAACCATCACCACAAGTACCCTGAATATAACTGGCACTTTCTCTCCAGCTCCAGCTCAATATGACAAATGGGTCGTTACGGCGACCGGCAAGAGTTCCAAATTATTCCGCCTGAATAAGACCACGCGGATAAATGATCTTACCCGTAAATTACATTGCCTGGAATACAATGCTACAATTTATGATGATACAAGAGCCATCACTCTGGAAGACGATCCGACAGCCCCGATCTATGAATCACATCTCCGGGCCACAGAAATATGCAATTACAACGGCATGTGCGGAACCTACGTCCATTTGTCCTGGCAGGGACGCGGCGTCACGTTTTATGTTTTCTACAAAGCTCCAGGCGATACGAGCTATACTTACGCAGGCACGACAGGCAAGAACTGGTTCAATATTCCCAATCTCCCCGTCCTGGCCGAAGCCTACACGTTCTGTGTTTCGCACACCAGGAACCCGATGGACGGAACCACCGTAACATATATCGTCACCGGGAAACCGACCAACGCATTCGGCAATATACCTTCAGGTTTTACAGCGTCCGTCTCCGGCGACCACATTGTCCTGAAATGGACTGCCAATACAGACAGAACAACCGTCGGATACAATCTTTACTGCAACGATGTCCTGATCGATATGGTCGGACTCGTGACGACATATGACTATTACGGCGATGCCGGCACTGGTCTTGTCGCAGGGGACTATGCGTTTGAAGTTTCATCCATCGACGCCTACGGCTCGGAAAGCACAACGGACGAAGCCACTCTGACCATTCATGTCCCCAGTACGCCGTCTCCCACAGCCACGATCGTTGACCGGAATATCGTCGTGACCTGGGCGGACTGCAAGACTGACTTTTCCATTAACTCATACACAGTCAATGACCTCACGGTCGGCAATACGAATTCATGGTCTGAACGCATCACGGGGACGGGCGTCAAGACCTACACAGTCAAGGCGTATGACGTTTACGGCAACGCCAGCGCAGGCGGGTCAGCCTCCGTAACCGTCCACGAACTGACGCAGCCGTCCGATATCGACACAACCGGACTGATTTATTCCTGCAAGGTCGTCGTTACCTACGCAACATTCGACGGCTTCGAGGCTGTGGAAATCTGGTCATCAGCCACAAACGACCGCTCTACCGCCGTCATGGTGGCGGAATTGTACGACGGCAACACCTGGACACACACAGGACTCGATCTTGTAGATACCCGGTATTACTGGGCGAGATGCCGGAATTACCTGGGCGAATACGGCCTGTGGTATCCCGAAGGCGCGACGTCCGGCGTCGCCGGATCATCGTCTACTAATCCCGCCGATTATCTGACTATCCTCAATGGTTCGCTTACTGAAAGCCAGCTCTACAATAAGTTAATCGAACGCATCAATTTAATCGACACGGCGGCGGCGGCGTGGAGTTCTTCCACGGCTTATGCCGTAGGCGACATAATTCTCAAGGACGACGTGTATTACCGTTGCAAAGTTGCGCACACGAACCATACTCCTCCGAACGCAACGTACTGGGATGTCATCAGTGACGGCCTCATTAATGAGTGGACGGTGAAATTGACCGCTGCCGGCAGAGTGGCCGGTGTCGGAATGATGATGGATTCAACCTCCGGCGCATCGGAATTTATTATTCTTGCCGACAAGTTCCAGGTTGTCAATCCCGGAGACACAACTGAACCCCAAACAATATTTACCGTTGGTAAAATCAATAAAAATGATGCCGTCGGCATTAACGGCGATCTGATTATCGACGGATCATTGAGCGTCAATAGGCTCGCTTCCGGAAAAATTCATGCAGCACAAATCACACTCTACGATCCAGACGCTGCCGATCGGGTTAGTACATGGATCGCATCCGGGAAAACCGCATTTTCTACCACAAACGCAGGATTTATTCTTGGAGTGGATTACCTTGATGAAAAAGCCAAGTTCTATATCGGGGATACCACCAATTACATGTACTGGGACGGTTCAAAACTGGTCTGTAATATGCTCGGAGACTTCAAAACCTCGGCAACTTACCCCCGCATAGAATTAAAGACCTCTGACAACACTCTGTTATTTGCCGGCGCTGACGCAAATGATACCGTCACGATAGGCGGCAATGAAAATACTTATGAATCAACCATTTACGCATGGCGAACATCTTCCCAAACAGGCTATACCGCAGTCATAGATTGCTATAATGTTGGAAAACATGCAACGGAATCAATTAACGATAAATACAATATCGCTGTTAGGGGAATTACGCAAACAACGAAATCCAGTGGAACTCCAAAATTAGTCAATATTGGGGTCTTCGGTGAGGCTCGTAACGGCACGGTAAACTATGGAGTGTGGAGCCGTGGGGATCTGTATGTTGAGGGTAATGGTTATGCCGAGCACTGGTACACCTATTCTCCGCATTTCGAGGGGGACGCTATTGCAGAAATCAAAAAAATAAAGGGTGTTGGTGGAAAAATTGACCACGCGACTTTACCGACATTCGTCTCCAAACGTATTAACAAAGCTATTCCATTGAAAAATGAACAAGGCGAACCGATGCTCAATACAGATGGGAGTCAGTTATATGATCTCAAAGAAGTAGATGGGCAGGACATCGGTAATACGATGTCCATGCTGACCGTCGCCATCCAACAATTAACCGATAGAATAGAGAAATTGGAAAAAATCAAATAACAGGGAGGAACCACCATGCAGAACCCAGGACAGAAAGCAATATCCATCGAAGAAATACTCAGGGAACAGATGCTCACCCAGATGATCGCGGACAGGGACGCCATTATCATTAACGCTTTTCAGGAGATCAATAATCTGAAAAATAAAATCGCCGGTCTGGAGAACCAGATCAATCAAAACTTGCAGGAGGCACCATGAACGAATACAACGTAGGAAATATTATCTTAAACGCCGGTCTTGTCGGCATCATCGTCTTCTTCGGCAAGAAATGGATCAACAATGTGGAGGCAACAGCGGAAAGCAATCGCAAGGAAATCAACGACCTTATCCACGAAAACCGTGACGAATACCGTGAAGGGTCACGACAAATCATCGAAAGCATTAAGGAATTATCCGACCATGTCGCCACAGCCAACGGGCGCACGGGCAAACTCGAAGCGCGCATCAGCGTCATCGAGGCCGTGTGCAAGGAGCGACATAACGAGAATCTCAATCCCTGATGCACGATCCCCCCTGCCCTGTCGTGCATCTTCCGGGCGGCCAGCACTCCCTCTGGCCGCCTTTTTATTTTTATGCCTTGCAATTACCTTTATTTATGGTATGTATTCCAAAATTTCATACAGGAGGTATAGATGGACGAAGATTAAAATCAAAAATTAAGGGCAGTGGAAACCGTAATTGCAGTTACCGTTTCTAATTCGATCACAACTTCATTCGCACAGGGAGGCAGACCGCATGGCGAAAGTAGCGATTCTCACGACTTTTCAGAAGTTCGACCCCTGGTACAGTTTAACCGGCATTGTCAAAGACCAGGTCAGGATGCTCAAGGAATACGGCAACGACGTATTCATAATTGTCAACGAAAAATTCAACGGGAACGAATCAGAATTTAACGATCCTAATGTAACACTCCTCAAGAAACTCCCGTTCGCTCATCTCAAAGATTACCAGAACAACGATCCTCTTACCGAAGACCACCAGCTTGTCGCCGAGAAGACCGCGCAGGCAATGGCCGATATTATCAGCGAGCACGGCATCGAGACCGTCTTCACCCATGATATTATCTTCACCGGCTGGAACAAGGTCTATGCCGAGGGGCTCAAGAAACTCAACAGCAAGACGCCTGGCGTCGTGTGGATGCACTGGGTCCACAGTATCCCCACCCGGTTCTCCGACTGGTGGAACATGGCGGATTACGGTCCCGGCCACCAGATCATTTATCCCAACAAGACCGACATCGTGCGTGTCGCCGAGAATTACCGGACGCATACATCCAATGTCAAGATCATCCCGCACATCAAAGACCTGCGCATCATGTACGATTTCGACGACGCGACCTGCGAGCTGATCGATACGTATCCCGCGCTGATGCAGGCCGATGTCGTTCAGGTTTATCCGGCGTCTTCCGACCGGTTCGAGGCCAAACGCGTCCAGGAAGTCATGCGGATTTTCGGATATATCAAATCCCTCGGCCATTCCGTGTGTCTATTGATCGCTAATCAATGGGCAACCACACAGCAGCATTACGCCAATCTCAAAGAATTCTATGCACTCGGACAGACCTACGGCCTGGAGCCCGGCAAGGACTTTATCTTCTCGTCGCTGTTCAGCCGTCCCGATAACAGTCAGCCTTATAAAGTCGGCGTGCCGTCAAAAATTCTATCCCAGCTCATGATGCTGTCCAATCTGTTTATCTTTCCCACGCGCGAGGAGACCTTCGGCCTGGTGCTTCCTGAAGTCAGCCTAGCATCCGGCGCCCTGTGCGTCCTGAACAGATCCCTGCAGATGATGGGTGAAGTCGGCGGCGGGAACACCCTGTACTTTGAATTCGGCTCTTACACTCACAATCACGTTGTGGAAGACAAGGATGATTATCTCAGGATGATCGCCCTGATCATCATGGGACGGATGCAGCAGAACGACGGTATCCTGACGCGGACGTTCATGCGGAAGAAATACAACTACGATTATTTATATTCCCATTATTACGCGACAATAATGGCAGAAGCGAGGTTGTATGTATGAAAAGATTATGTTATTTATACGTATCCAACGGGAGTGCGCCGCCTGAAGTCAAGGTCAAGTGGAACCCGGACGAAGAATCCCGCGAACCGTTCACCAGGATATTCGCCGACGAGGGGTTCTGTTATCTGTTCGAACTTCTCCTCCGCCGGAAAGTCCTGGACGAAGTCCTGATCGTCATCGAGTCCAGCCGTTCGCCCGGGCATTACGTCATGAAGAACAACATGAAAATCCTGGTCGTCCCGCACCTCAGTGAATTGGAGCCTTTCCTACGGCCTGATGACATTCTCTGGGCGCGGGGCGGCTGGCGCTCCTGGTTCGCTCTCCTGGAAAAATGGCACAATCTGGACCGCTGGCTGTTGTTTTATCGTGCCGCCTCGAACCGGGGAGCCTGGCCTTTCTGGGACATCGTCCTCGATGACCTCAGAGAACAGTGCGACCAGGATACCGCCGGACGGTTTTATTATCCCATCAATAAGCCCATTCACCCGTCGATGTTCTACCCGACGAAGACCGGACAGATGTTCGACCTGATGGTCGGCTCCAGCCATATTCACGACAAGAAGGGACAGTATCTCATCCTGCCCATATTACTGGAGTACCGCAAACAGTTCGGCGATAACCTCCGGTGTATCATGCCCGGCTCCCTGCGTGGCGGCAGTAACACCCGTAATATTCAGCCGCTGATCGAGAAGTACAAGCTGGATATCACCATGCCGGGGATGGTCCCGCGCAACGTTCTGCGCTCCATGTATAACGAGTCCAGTCTATACGTTCATCTCGGACGCTCAGGGCAGAACGACCGCGGCCCCCTGGAGGCGCTTGCCTGTGGAACTCCCATCATGCTGCACAACGAGCAGTTCCACGATCCGGTCATCCATCCCTGTAACTCTCCTGTGTCTTTTCATATCAACGCCGAAGACCCGGTGCTTGCCGCACGGCAGATACGCGCATTGCTCCAGGTCAACAGCGACCAGGCGTTCCGAGACAAGACCGCCGAATTCTTCAATAAAAACTGCGGCGTCGAAGAAGTTGTCTATCCCCGGTTCGCCGCGTTATTCAACCGGATTTTCTCCACACCACACAACCAGCGACAGGCATGGTTCGACAGCCTGCTCGGAAAGGAAAAACACTGATGCCCGTTTACAAGAAACCCGTCATGACCAAAACAGCACTGAAAGGCCACAAGATTGGAGATTACACATATGGAGTCCCGAAAGTTCTCGGCAACGGAACGCTCGAAATTGGCAAATTTTGTTCAATCGCAGATGGATGCCTTATTCTCCTCAATGTCGATCACCACAGTGAATGGTGCACAACCTATCCCTTTGCCGGACTGTTTCCAAACAGCACCACAATCGACGACAACCCTGTCCCGAAAGGTCCTGTCATTATCGGAAATGATGTCTGGATCGGACAGAATGTCACCATTTTATCCGGAGTTAATATCGGCAACGGAGCGGTTATTGGAGCCGGATCCATCGTCACTAAGAATGTCAATCCCTACACGATGGTCGCTGGCAACCCTGCCGCCTTCAAGAAACTACGCTTTGAAGAATCCTGGTGCAATTACATAAACAGCAAACTCAAATGGTGGGAGTGGCCGATCGAAGTCATTCTCGAGAACATCGACGCCCTGCTCCAGGTGCCGGGCAAACATCTCTTTGATCTGCGCAAGCAAGTCGCTGAACGCCTGAAGGAGGCCAAACATGAATAACTTTGACGATAAATTCTTTTCCAAACGGAAGCACATCGCCTGGCGCGCGCCCTATGTCTGCGATGCGATCGAGACTCTTTTTCATCCCAAGTCGGTCATCGACGTCGGCTGCGGCATCGGTGAATTCCTGAAGGAATTCCAGGCACGCGGCGTGGATACCCTCGGTACCGAAAACACTGAAGACGTGTTCCCGCACCTGATGATCCCGCAATCGTCTGTGGAAATCAAAGATATCCTGAAACCGCCCCGTTTCAACCGCAAGTGGGACGTCGCACTCTGCTTCATGGTGGTCGGCAGACTGCCCGAAGACACCTGGGACAAATGCGCAAGGTTCCTGACGAAATGTTCCGACACGGTCATCACGGTCGTCGAGAACGAAGAACTCTGGACGGAGTGCATGGCCAAACGAAACTTTAAACTGGACGAGGAAGCCACGATGAAAATCTGCGCCCTGTTGAGTCCCTGGTTCGACAAGACAGCGATCAGGTCATTCCGCTACACGCAAGTATTCAGGAGGGTCAATGAACAGTCTGAATAAAACCTACGGCGACAAGTTTTTCCGGAAACGCGAAGGTCTGATCTGGCGAGCCCAGGTGCTTTGTCCGGCCATCGTTGAAGTTCTGAATCCACAGAGCGTCATCGACGTCGGCTGCGCCATCGGGGATTTTGTCAAATGGTTTGACGAAAATCATATCGAAGCCTGGGGCATCGAGGGATCGGAGGCCGCCAAGCCCTACGCCCTGTGCCCCGAACGAATCGTCTATCAGGACATGCGATTATTAATGGACGAGCCCCTGCGGCAATGTGACCTGGTGATGAGCATCGAGGTCGCCGAGCACATCGAACCGGAATACGCGGATATCTTTGTTAAAAATCTGACACTGATGTCCAAATTATTATTGCTGACCATCGCCGGCCCCGGACAGAAAGGCCACAGTCACGTCAATCTTCAACCCCCGGAATACTGGGACGCCCTGTTCGCCAAGTTCCATTATGTCCGGGACACAGAATCCGAGGAGAAAATCAGAAAAGCCCTGATGCCGCACCGCGCCAACCGCTGGGTGGCCACCATCGCTCACAACCTCGTCATCTACAGGGAGGAAAAACCATGAAGACACCCGCAGAGTATAAGGAAATGGAATTCATTGAATTACTGATTGTTATAGCCAAGCTGTTCAAGCCCAAGGTCTATATGGAACTGGGCACGAAGAAAGGCTACACGATCAAGCGCATGGCTCAGTTCGTCGAGCGCGCCATCGGTGTGGACATCAGGCAATTAGACCTTGATCTGCCCAACGTCACGACGATTACCGGCACGACGCAGGCGTACGCTGAGTCCATCGCCAACTCCGGCGAATTCATCGACCTGCTGTTTATCGACGCCGACCACAGTTACGAGGCGTCTTACAATGACTTTTTAAAATATCTTCCCCTGGTGCGTTCCGGCACGGGACTGATCGTCATGCACGACACGCACCCCATTAAACCTGAGCTTGCCGTTGATGGGCGCTGCGGCACGGCCTGGAAAGCCGCCCGTAAAATACACGAACTGGGTCGCAATGTCCTGAACGTCGAAATCGTCACGCTCCCCGGACCGTGGGCAGGATTGTCCATCATCAGGAAGCTCGGCCCCTTTCACCTGGCGTGGCAGAAGGAGGGCGAAGATGCCGCATAAACAACCGGATATCCTGCTGGACATCACCATGACAGCGTGCCGTCGTCCCGAGATCCTCAAGCAGACGCTAAATTCGTTTTTCAGGAATATGCTCGAACCCATCCGGGACAAGTGCCGGCTGATCATCAACCTCGATCCTATCGGCGATGACATCGACTCCGAGAGTATCCTGCCGATCATCACGGCGTATTTTAAATATTATCATATCCATTTCCCGATGAACCCGTCCTTCCCGCACGCCTTCAAGTGGGTCTGGGACCAATCCGAAGCGCCCTGGGTGTTTCACCTGGAGGACGACTGGGAACTGCTTCAGCCTGTGGATATCATGGCGATGATCCAGACCATGCAGGATTATCCACAGTTGGCGCTGTTAAGACTCCCGCACAAGAAGTCCGAGGGCAACACGACGAAACAATGGAATCTGTTTTTCCCTCACAACGGACGATATTTTGTCTGCCCGCCGGACAGAATCCGGACGGCCGGATTTGCCGGGCACCCGTCATTGATACGCGACAAGTTCATCCACAGTACGCGGCCTTTTCTCAGCACGGAGATGAACCCCGAGAAACAGTTTCACGGCGACAATTACTACATAGTGAATGAGGTGATGAACTGGGAGTACGGCGTCTGGGGCAACCCCGGCGACCCGAAATACATCCAGGACATCGGCGAGCAATGGCGCGTGGCCAACAAGTTCCTGAAGGGCGGCGCCGCAAACAAAGCATTCTTTAAAGTATGGGAGAAATATTCATGAATATTCTTGTTACCGGCGGCTCAGGTTTTATCGGCAGGCATCTCATTAGCAAACTCGTAGAGTGCGGGCATCAGTATCACAATTACGACCTGACGCATCATCAGGACATCAGAAACATGCACGACCTCGACAAAGCGTTCGAGTTATCCCAGTGCTCCACCGTAATACACCTGGCGGCTCGCGCTGGCGTGCGCAGGGGCAACGAATACGCCCACGAGTACATGACAACCAATATCGAGGGAACGTGGAACGTGGCTAAGATGTGCGAGAAATACGGGTGCAGATTAATCAGTTTTTCCAGTTCGTCGGTTTATGGGGACGCAGAACCGCCCACCAGGGAAGAAGACCCGAAAAATCCGGTCAGCCTGTACGGCATGACCAAGCTCATGGGTGAACATATTGTCAATCAGGCTAAAATCCCTACGACGATCATCCGGCCGTTCACCGTGTACGGCGAGTACGGACGAGGCGACCAGGTGTTTTACAAGTGGCTCAATCAATACAAGGCCGGGAAACTGGTCACAGTCTTCAGGGATCCGGACGCTCCGCCCAGCCAACGCGGCTACACCTACGTCAAAGACCTGGTTAGTGCTCTCGTCACTCTGGTCGAAACCCGCTGGGACTGGAGCCACGAAGACTTTAATCTCGGCGGACAGGAAGTCATTACCATTGACGACCTGATAAAAATCTTCCACAGTTGCATCCCGGACTTCCCGACCAGAATTCTGGAGTTGCCGCCTCCCGCTGAAGACATTCAGGACAATTACGCCTGCATCGGCAAAGCCCAACGCATGCTCGGCTTCAACCCACCCGCGAGATTCAATTCCATTATCACACAGATCATCGAACGCGAACTCAAATCATAGGAGATGGCATGAAAAAATCAGATATCATTAAGAATGTTTGCACCACTTTATCGCAGTATCCCACCCGCAGTCTGGCCCGTTATATCCTTGATCAGCACGGCGGACTCTGGGATTATGACCTGGAAAAAATCCGCAGTGCCGTCCGCTATTACCGTGGAGCAAACGGCAAACGTGGACCAAACACCACCATTATTCCCCGCGCTGAAACAACAATCATGCCTAAAAGCTGGAACCGGAAAGTTCCGCCTTATCAACTCGGCGCAGGCAAATGGCTTATTCTGGCCGATGTCCACGCGCCGTTCCATGAAGTCAAAGCTCTCGAGGCCGCTATCGCCTACGGTCAGAAGGAAAAATGCACGGGCCTGTTATTGAACGGCGATTTTCAGGACTGTCAGGCAGTCAGTTACTGGCCGTCGGTTATCCGCAAGGACTTCATGGCCGAACTCATGGTGACGATCTCCCTGCTTGATTTACTGAGCAAAGAATTCCCGAATGCCAAGAAAGTCTATAAGCCCGGCAATCATGAGTACCGGCTGCCGAGATACTTCGCCGGACGCGCCCCTGAGCTCATCGGTTCTCCTGTGGCGGCAATGGAAAGTTCTATCGATTTCGAGTCACGCGGCTACGAATTCCTGGATTATTACCAGATCGTGTTTGCCGGCAAGCTCCCCATCATGCACGGTCACGAGATGCACAGCATCTCCACAGTCGTCAACCCCGCCCGCGGTCTTTTCCTGAAAGCTAAGAGCCACGCGATGTGCGCCCATTTTCATAGAACCTCAGAACACACGGACACGAACATCAAGGACGAGTATCTGACAACCTGGAGCACCGGATGTTTATGTAACCTTCACCCGGATTACAACCCCTACGGCGGCAACTGGAACTGGGGTTTCGCCATCGTCGATGTGGACGACAAGGGTTACTTCGAAGTCCACAACAAGCGCATCCTGCCATCGGGAAAGGTGGTCTAATCATGGGACGCATCAAAAAACTAACGGAGGGACGGGCGTATGAGATTATCTGGATTGACAACAATGTACCTGATCAGGAGTCGGGGTGGCTGGAAAAGGAGTATAGCAAGGAGTATAGCCGGGACAATTCTTCTGCTGTCGTTCGGTCTTGCGGTATTCTGTATGCTCAGGATGGCACGTTTCTTACTCTAGTCGGTGACTGCGACGTAGGCGAGGTTCAAGCCACCATGCGCCTGATCAAGATCTTCAAGCCCTGTATCGTCAGCATCTCCGAGCTGTCTCCCAAAACCATCTACAAATCGAAAGGACTGAGCAATGCAATCAAAAAAGCATAGTTTCGTCGAGGCCTGGACGAACATCTTCGTCGGGTACACGATTAATTTCATCGCCAATATTTTGATCTTCCCGGTGTTCGGCTGGCACATCACGGTCAAGCAGAACATCGAATTGGGCGTTCTCTATACTATTATTTCACTCATACGGTCGTATTGCCTGCGCCGGGTGTTCACACACATCACTGAAAGGAGTTTTGTCAAATGATTAAAGTCGGTATTGTCGGTTGCGGTTTCGTCGGTTCAGCGGTTGCCGCTGGTTTCTCGCTCAAGGCGGATGTCAAGGTTTATGACAAGTACAGAACGGGGTTCAACACATTATCCGAGGTCTGCAACCAGGATATCATCTTCCTGTGCCTGCCCACCCCGATGCGCAAGTCGGACGGTCTTCCGGAAATGTCGTATCTCCGGTCAGCGCTGGACGACATCAAGGCGGAAGTCACCAAGGTAAAGTCGCTCCTCAAGAAGATCATTGTAATCAAGAGCACGGTGCTGCCCGGCACGAACCGCAGATTACAAAAAGACTATCCTGAGTTCACGTTCATCTCCAACCCGGAATTCCTGACAGCCCGCGCGGCACGCCTGGATTTCATCAACACGGCCCGCGTCATCATCGGCGGGGAGGACAAGGACGCCCAGCGCAAAGTCTTCGATCTCTACGCGACCATCACCTCCCACGCGCCGATGTATTTCTGCAAATGGGAAGAAGCCGAGATGGTCAAGTACATGTGCAACTGCTACTTCGCCCTGAAAGTCGCCTTCCTCAACGAGATGTATTTTCTCGCCAAGGACAACAACATGGACTTCAACAACCTGAAACTGATGTGGATCTCCGATGGACGGATCGGGAATTCTCACACGGATGTCCCCGGACATGACGGAGATTTCGGATTTGGCGGGACATGCTTCCCGAAAGACCTCAGCGCCCTGGTCCACTGGGCGCGCAGCCAGAAACATCCTCTCCTGACGCTCGAGGCGGCGCATATTTTAAACGAGCGCATCCGCCAGAAGAAAGACTGGGAAGTCTTCGACGATAAGGAGGCTGTAAATGCAACCAATCAGTAAGGCCTGGATGGCACTGATCGACATCCAAAACATTCAAAAAAAACCAGAGGAGGGGACTGTAATATGACACCAGGAAAACTATCAATTATTATTCCATTTGCCCAGGAACATCCTCAGACAGCGTTTACCGTGCAGAGTATCTACTGTGAACTGCGCGACAAGTGTGACTTCGAGATCATCGTCATCGACAATCACTGCGACGAACTCCAGGCCCAGCTCGACCAGAAAGGCGTCCCCCGGGACAAGGGCGGGGACTACCTGGGTCAGCTCGGCGGCGGCAACCGCCCCTGGTTAAAATATCTAGCCTACCCGCACAAATTATCTCACTGGAACGCCAAGAACGTCGGAGTCAAGAACTCCGACGGCGAATTCCTGTGGTTCTGCGACGCGCACTGCGTCCCGTCTTCCGGCGCACTGATCGATATGTTCAATTACTACAAGCAGAACCACAGAGAACTCAACGGCACACTCCACATGCCGCTGAGTTATATGCTGGAACGGGCGGGGCTGGAACTTATTTATAAACTCGTCGTCGACCCTCCCAAGGGCGTTGTGCATTACTCATTCACCCGGTACAAGAAAGCCGATGCCCCGTACACCGTGCCCTGCATGAGCACCTGTGGAATGATGATGTCCCGCGAAATCTACGACCTGCTTGGCGGCTGGCCCACGGAGCTGGGCATCTACGGCGGCGGGGAACACTTTGTTAATTTCACGATGGCGACCCTGGGCAAGACAATCAATATCGCCCCGACTCTCCCCCTGTATCATTACGCTGCGCCGCGAGGATACCATTGGAACTACAACGACTATCACCGCAACAGATGTATCGCGACATACATGTACGGCGGAGAATCCTGGGCGTACCGATATATTAAAAATATCAAAGGACACGACGAGGTCAAAGAAGCGATTTATTCCACAGTTGCCGGCTCGAAGGCGTGCGTCGCGCATCGCAAACATCTCGTGCCCAACCAGATCAAGACCATCGGCGCATGGCTCGATGAGCAGAAACTCATTCTACCTGAAGACCTGATTGTGCTTGAACCCGCAGATAATGAACCACAGGCAGCCCCTGTGGAAAAGGATTAAACATGGAACTCACGTTAATCAGAAAAACTCTGACTGAACGGTCGACAATCGGAGACTTGTTAATTGATGATGAATTTTACTGCTACACGCTGGAAGATACATGTCGGCAGGATTTCCCGGACGGGAAGTTCAAGAAGATAAAGGGCGAGACGGCGATTCCCTACGGACGGTACGAGGTGATTGTGAATTTCTCGAACCGTTTCCAGAAAGAGATGCCGCTGTTGCTGAACGTGCCGTACTATACCGGCGTAAGAATACATAGTGGAAGTTTTGCAAGCCATACGGAAGGATGTATCCTGGTGGGAAAAACGAAGGGAGATGACTGGATCGGCAACAGCAAATCGACGTTCAATTCGCTGTTTCCGATATTAAGGAGTGCTCTGAAGAAGGGCAAGGTCTGGATAACGATCACCAACGGGAGTATGCCATGCGCGTAGGCGTCTTTATTCCGGTTGTCCAGGAATGTTTTGTCCGGCCGCTGATGACCTATATCGAAAGAAACACAGTCAGGCCGGACAAAATAATAATTCTTAACAACTCGTCAAAGAGTAATATAGTAATACCAGCGAGACGAGGTACCCTGGAAATTGTCAAGCCTCCGGAACCACTAACTGTGAACGCGTCTTGGAACTACGGCATACAAAAACTTGCAGGAGAGGTCGATCTGATTGCGGTATTAAACGACGACCTGATAATAGAAGACATGTTCTTCGAAAAATTGTTGTACGCAGCAAAGAAAAATACGAAGGCTGGCGTGTTTTGTCCCAACACGGCACATGATCAGAACCGTGTCCGTAATCCATTCAGAACGACGACCTGCAGTCCAATGACCAGGCGCGAAGGCTGGGCCTGGACGATCCGTTCTGAAGTAGCGAAATTAATCGACCCTATTCCTGAACAACTTGTGACCTGGTGCGGAGATGACTGGTACTGGAGGCACTGTCACAAATTGAATCGACCGTGGATGAAGATGATGAACAACCATATTTTTCACTTCATCGGGCAAAGTCATTTGATGCTCAATCCTAACCGGGACACCAAGAGTGAAATTAAGGAAGCGAGGGAAATCCTCGATACCCTGATATAATATTCGGTGCTGCCTCACCGAAACGAGGCAAGATGGCGGTCAGTTTACCTGCAAGTTTTCTGACCACATGCCTGCTTGCCGAGGAAAAGCGTCCTAATCTAGTTAGGACGCTTTTTTTTGTTGTAGATACTCAGCCATTTCTCGCAGTATTGATCCTGTTCGTCGGGAGTCAGGCGCTGTTTGATACAGTGCCACTGGTAGGTCTTTTCAAAAGTCGTCCAGTTCGGCTTGCATCCCATCGCCTTAATCGCTTTCTGGTATTCCGGTATTGCGCTGACTTCCTTATATAAATTATCGCTCATGATTTCTCCATATTAAATCAGAATGCCGTATTCCTTGAATAACTGCCGCGTCGTCTCGACGTCTTCCACACGCCCTGCGATGGCCCCGCAGGCTTCCCAAACCTGAAGCTGTTGTTTCTGGGTCGGCGTCGACTGCTTCTTTGGCTGCTTGACTTCCAGCTCGAAGTGCTGGCCGTTGATGCACCCGAGAATATCCGCGCCGCCCTTGATGCCGTATCCGGTCTGTGTCCTGGCCTCGGCGTGGCACTTCGGCACGGCGTTCAGATATTTGATAATGTTTCTCTGTCTTGTCTTTTCCAGAATCCGTACTTTCTTCTTGGTGCCGATCTCGATCTGTTGAACTTCAGCCATGCGTTCCTCCTAGTGTAGTTTCATACTCAAATCAGATTGTGGTGTGCATAATATCAATGTTTCCCGGGCGCGTGTCATCCCGACATAGAACGTCCTGATGGTCGAGTCCGGGTTCATCTTGTAGTCCTGATAGGCGGCGAGCGACAAATCCGGGAATAAAATAACGACGTCCGCCTCTCCGCCCTTGACGCTGTGAATCGTGCCAATGGTTAATTTGGGCTTTTCTTCCAGAACCGACTTACCCTTCTTGGAGTAGACTGCCAGCGGATACTCCACAGCGTTGCGCTTTGACGATAACAGGACATCCTTGAACCAGGTCAGGTCTCTATTTAATGCCCGCTCCAAAGCGAACGGGTCAAAAATGTCCGCGTAGAACTCCTGTTCCATCGGGATATAACCCTTGTTTAAATCCATCATGTCCTGGAGCCTGTCCTTGGCGTATTTCGTCAGGACGCCCCTGGTCTTGACCAGTTCCAGCCAGAGCGACAGGTCTTTGCCGCTCCAGTAATAATTGTCCGTATTCAGGAAGGCCAGCAGGCGCTCCATGGTGCTTATCTTTCCGGTCTGCCGGTGAAAGAAACTGCCCATCGGGTTCCAGTCGCCCCGCGACGGACGGTACGGATTGTGGAACGGAATGCCCGAGCCCTTTAATAATTTTTTCAGGGGTTCCAACAGATAGCCGCAGGATGTCAGCATCATGACTGTCTTGCCCTGACTGATGTATTTCTCGGCAAGGTCAAGCGCCTTGTGCGGCGTCCTGTATGTCGCAATGCTGCTGAAGATCTCCCCGTCGTAATTCTTCGGGAGAAACTCTTTAGGCTCACGGTTCTGGATCTGCTTGATCCAGCGTTGCGAATACTCGTGGATTTTCCGGGGCAGGCGCCAGGACTGATTGAGCACCCGTTTGTGGGCGTCATCGATTTCCGGATAGAGAAACGCCTCCGGCGAACTTCCACAGAAGGAAAATATACACTGATCATCGTCTCCGGCCAGGATAATATGATCCTGGAACTGCGCCCAATGCCGGACGAGTTTCATTTCCAGAGCGTTGAAATCCTGCACTTCATCATAGATGCCGATTTTCGGATTTCCGGGATACGGCTCCTTGCGGTCGATGGTCATTTCAATCATGTCCGTAAAGTCAATATAATGATTATCGTACTTCCAGGATTCCCATTTCTTAATCCAGTGCAGGGTCGGTTTGCTCAATTTCGCCAGAGACTGGAGCTTTGCCCGGCACATATTGTATTCCGCCAGATACTTGTCGCCGTCGGTCTTGTAGACCGCGTCGGCGACCATCTCGTCCATCCGGCCCTCGTCGCTGACAGTGATGGCCGCCTCGGGATAAGCCTCGTTGAACTTGGCCGCATTGACCTCGGCGATCTCGTAGTCTTTCATGCCGCGGTAGCACAGAGAGTGCAGCGTACCAATGTTCTCGCGCGGGATCGGGAGATTCCTGCGGTTCAGAACATTGGCCGCTGTTCTCGTGTAACTGGCAACGATGACGTTATCGCTGCCGTGCTTTTCTGCAGCATTCTCAATCTGTTTGGCCAGATAGGTTGTTTTCCCTGTACCCGGACTCTTACGGAGGCCCGAGCACGCGAAATTCATTCTTCATACTCGGGCCTCACTTATTCCTTTCTCCTGATGCGGACATATTCCGTAAATTCCTTTCGCACAGTTACAGTTGAAACAAAGAATCTGAAATTTATCCTTTGGAAAACCTAACCGTACAACTTCTCGCATTGCTTTCTTACCCGTTATTCTTCGTCCATTACTGGATTTACCAGTATCAACTCGACCATTAATATGATCCAATGTTAAAAAACGATGATCCGTTTCTCCACAACACTGACATTTACCTCCAAAAGCCGTGATTACCTGCTCTCTGATGTCTGTCAAGTATTGAACCTTTTTCTTATTAAGGGATAGACGATTTTCTGTCCTCCATTCCTTATTGCGAATTCTTAATTCCTCTTTATGCTCGGCAACCCATTTCTGACGGCTCGGACGTGTGGATTGTCTGTTTGGTTTTTCTTCATAGCCATGCCACTTGTACCTGAATTGACGTTTATCTGGAGTTCCGTCTTTCTTGAGCCTCATGCCCAGCACCCTGTATTCGTTCATGCCAATGCACCCGTAATTAAGTGATACAGTCCGAACCCGACGCATCCGATCGCCAGGGCGCCGAACACCATGCCTAATGCCACGCCGATTGTGTTGCTTTTTGAATTGTCTGTGGCGTCCACAAAGATCCAGGAAATAGACGTTTCTTCAGCTTTGTTATCTTTGTCTTCAGCTAGTTTTGATAGACCTTCCACCATCTGTTCATTCTGCCATTTTTCGATCTCCTCATCGATCTTGTCCTGTTCTGCCTGTTCTTGCGCTGTCGGTAATTTACAATACTCATGGAGCATACCCATTGTATTGAACATCAGGGCGCAGAGCTTGTCGCCGAAATCACCATCACAATCATAACCACGATAATCTCTCCAGACGTCCATAAAGTGACGCCACATGGATTTCATGTAGACTTCTTTCGGGATACCTTTCTGCCAGTTATCTGACGCCCTGACCTGACCGTCTGCCTGAATCCTGTGTTCATTCATGTACTGGGCGTATCGCTCCAGGACAAGCGGGCTTAAAAAACCCTCGTAATCGAGCTTTCCACAGTCGGTGCCCCGGGTTGCCCCGGTTTTGAACTTTCTCATCTCTTTGTTTTCATTACTCTTTTTTTTCATGAAGCCCTCCTTATAGGGGATATTTGAAGAAATTTATTCTTAGACCTTCAAAAAAGTGCGCTCTGATATTCATGATATTCATCATATTCATGATGTATTTACTGTGTAAGTACTTAATTTATATAACTTAATCATCATAATCATAATATTTAAGTTTTTTTTATTTTTTAAATAAATTCTCTAAAAATCCCCTATAGAGGGGGGGTGGCGTTCTGAAAAAAAATTCGATTTTGATGAATATGGTGAATAAAACGTCCATTTTTACACTTAACTTATTGATATTGTTCGTAAATACATTATTCATAATCGGCATTTTTTAGACGATTATCGTGATTATCATAATTAACTTAATGAAGTTCAGTACTTACTGCCTCACTTCAATCGTACGATACTGCCTTGTCGTCCTCTGTGGCGCCCCGATCGTTCATTTTGACATCCTGAGCGTGCTTGAGCATGGCTGTATCGAGGAACTCATGGAGCAATGGGTCTGATGATATATTGATTTTCCAGATAGCCCGGGTATGGTATCCGCCGTTATCGTCCTTGAAATTATAATGATCGCCGATAAATCCATAATCTTTGAGCATGACGCCCATCTTCTTGGACGAAATCGGCTCCCGCTGGAATGTCTGACAGTATTTTCTTAGCTCCTGACCAAAAATATAAAACAATGTACCATCGAAGAAAGCCCGCTTGGATTGCCATGCCTCGTTCGGATCGTAGAGCGGCTGGAATGTCGACAGATATTCTCTGAGCCAGTACCGGACAAGTCCCGTATTGGATGTGTCTTCGCCGGCGGAAACGTCTTCACAGATGTTCAGCATGGCCTGGGACAGATTTCTCCATATAGGCGGTTTTAAAAACGGGAGAAATATTTTTATTGAATCAGCAAGTCTGTCCCGAAAATGCGATTGATTGGTTATATTACTTATTGGTCCCAGAGGAATGACTTTATTCTGGGTGATGATCCGATATTCAGCCGGTTCGATGTTGAGTCTTTCGATTTTGATGGTATTAATACCGATGATATCGGATATACATTTTTTAGCTTTGTCTTTGATTTCAGCGATCGCGGCATTATCGACTTCCTTATTATTGGCCATATCAACAAGGATATTGTTTAATTCCTTGTATTGATTGTTTTCTCGGATGGCGCTTGACGCCGTGACCAGCGTCCGTTCATAATATTTTTCCACAAGTTTTGCCGGGAGATTGTTCTTCCGTCGGAATGCAATCAGCGTATCGACGATTTCCTGCTCGGTGAATTCGTTAGCGAACAGGATGGACGCGATGGACAGGTCATACGCCGACGGGGACTCGTCGCCGGACTTGAACTTGGCGCGATGCTCCCAGCTCGCCCGGAGCTTATTGTCAAACTCCAGGATGTTATCGAACTTCGGCTGCGGCGGCATTGCCATTGGATTTAATATTAACTTCGTTCCCTGAATAATGGACGAGTCGGCGACCTTGACGCTCTTGCGCGCCTCCGGTGTTGTGGCATTCTCGCCCAGGTTTTCCCTGAATTTATTCAGGGCGTCTTGAAATTCGAGCGGCGTGTAATAATTCTGTGTGCAATCCTCCAGGTTGACCGGCAATGGATTATTTTCATCCTTGAAATTCATGCCGCCCGGTATCCGGAATACCCGTGATAAATCGAACGTCATATCCAGGTCGTAACCCAGGGAACGCGCCCGGTCTCTCATGCTCCAGGTAAACTTGTGCAATAGATCAGCCGCCGCATCGTGCGCCTTCTGATCAGGCAGGCAACCGAAGTTCTTGAACACCCACCAGAACTGATATCCGTGCCCGCTGTGAACGGTCATCGTGGGACTCAGCGGAAATGCCTCAATGACTTCCCTGGCTTTCGCCTCGTTCTCCGGAAGATTGGGTTTGGAATGCACCGGGTCGAGAATATCGACGTCCAGCCATGCGGCCGGGATGCCGGAGATATCTTCCGCCTTGCACCGGGTGTATGCCGACAGGGCCTTTGCGGATGTTCCACAGCCGACATACGTGTCCTGGTTCAGGCCATATTTCTTGAAATGACTGATGGCGTCTTCTGTTTTTTTGAACCAGTATGATACTTTTTTATCTTTTCTTTTTTCCCAGATTAAAATGTGGTCTTTGGGTGGCTTATCGTGAAATAACGTATTAAAGAATAGTTCTGCGCTCATAGTGACCTCGTAGATAGAAAAAGAAGTGGAGGCAGACTCGTGCCTGCCCCCACTATGGATACCGCTACTGAATGTCTTCGCGTGACACGGTGACTTTGTTCATCGAGTCGCGGAATTCCTTAATGTACCGGTCGATCTGCGTCTTTGCCTCATCGGGCAAAACCGCAATGAGACGCGGTTTGATCTTGGAGTACCGGATACCCTTCTTGTTCTGCGCCTGTTCAAGACCGATGCTGATGATCGCATTGGAATACTTGATGTTCTTGGACGACAGGGACAGCATGAATTTCTTCAGCGGCTGCACTGACGCGACCGGAACCGGCACGACTACCGGTAGCATTTCACCGGGCTTCATGACGAACAGCGTGCCGACGGTCTTGCACGCCTGGCCTCCGCCACCCTTGGGATCGCTTTCCCATTGTGCGTACGGACACGTTGCGCAAAGACCGCCTGGAGTTCCGACGCCGGTCACCAGGTCTTTGCTCTGGCAATCAGGCGGAGTGCCCTCACCGGTGAATTCATCTGCCCAGTAAACGCGGATGGTCTTGTTCATAAGAACAATGCCGTCGATGGACTTGACGGACTGCGGTTCTCCGTCCAGACCGAACACTTCCCATGACTGGCCGCCCCCTGTCGGGAATTTCAATTTTTCAAAATCACTCGGCGACATGTCCTGTCCGCCCAGATTCTCGCGAACGACCTCCAGCGCGTTGTCATCGACAAATGCGAAACGGTCGAGATCTTCAGGTTTTGCGATTGGTAAACACAAATCTATCTTGGTTTTTGTTGCGGGCAAAGCTGCCCCTTCTGTTGCGGGCAAAGCTGCCCCTTCTGTTGCGGGCAAAGCTGCCCCTTCTGTTGCGGGCAAAGCTGCCCCTTCTGTTGCGGGCAAAGCTGCCCCTTCTGTTGTTGCCATAGGCTGCCTCCTTTTTGGCTGTTATTTTCGTATACGAATGTCTACTGTTTCCGTTACCCGAACCATTTTGTTGAATGGTTCCGGTAACACTGCCGCTATTTCTTCAGGCGACGCAATAATGTCGCCGTTGGAATCCAAAAATTCCGGATGCTCCTGGATGATTTCCCTGACATAACTGGACAGTTTTTGTGTACTACAGGTGATATAATCCTGCATGTCCGCTTCGATCAAAGCTTCCGCAAGCGCTGTTTTTTCTGTGCCAGAATTAATTCCCGCCCAGATTTGCTTGGCGATGTAGATGTTCTTTCCGTTGGACTTGATGGACGAAACGCCCATTTCCACGAAAAGGTCTTTGATTTGTTCCTTGGCTTTGCTGATTTTTTCCTCGATTTCCTCGAGGACTTTCTTGGTGGCTTTCTTCTCCGCGTCCAATTGAACAAACAGAGACAATAATGCACTCATCGTGCTGGTGGATGATCCCGCTGCAACGGTTCCATCCGGCGCTGCCTCGCCTATTTGGTTCATGATTACTCTCCTTTCTTAAACACTGGCTGTTTGCTTCTCCATTCCAGAAACTCACCCTGCAAGTTTTTTCCGGTGAGTTCTGACAATACTTGTAACTGATGATCTTGCGGGAAAGCCATGCCGCTTTCCCAGCGATAGATGGTGTGATACCCGGTTCCTATCGCGGCTCCGATATCTCTCAATGTGTACTTGTTGCCCGCCCTCCACTGCCTTAAAGGATTCGCCATGAGCCACGATTGAACCGCCATGCGGTAATCGTTCATGCGTCCCTCCCGTATTGTTGTTGTTTTTTATTTCAACGTATATTGATTTCAAAGTCAAGATTTAAAATCACAAAAAAACAGAATCGAATCAAATTAAATACTTGCTGCGATATCTTCCGGAATATCAAAATCGGGGATTTCGTCGTAATACTGCTTAAGCACAGACTCAACAATTTCCTGTTTTTTCTTCAAAGCGTCCATAACCTTAAAATCTATGGTGTCTTCTGCAAGTAAATGGATATACATTCCCGATCTTGACTGACCTGGACGGTCCAATCTTTTGATCGACTGTTCGTAATCTCCCAGGGAAAATCCAAGCGAATAGTAGATACTGTATCGAGCACGCGTGAAATCAACGCCTTCTCGACCGGACTTAATCTGGACGCCAAGAACATCCTTATCCCCGTTTTGCCACTGCGAAAGATCGTTACAGTTTCCCGAGAGTTCGCCATACGTCCGCCCCTGGCTTTCTGCAATTTCTTTGACTACCTTAAGATCATTTGTAAACCTCGCAAATATGATAATGGGTTCTTTAACGTCGAAATCTTCCAGAACATCTGCCAAGAGCTTTCTCTTGCTATCGCCAATGTGCTGTTTGTCCAGATATCCCGAAGTAATTTCCTGAAGTCTTAACAGTTTGACCAGCGCGTTAGATGCTGTGACCAGGTTATTCTTAATCTCCACGCAGAAGTTCTCGTTCATCTGGTTATATAAATCCCGTTCATCCTTGCTTAACGTACATGTTCGGATTTCAGACTGAAACGGCGGAAGATCAAAGACGTCCTTGCTCATGACGCGATGTGCCAGCAGAAACATTTTGTTGTGCAACATTTCGGTGTTTCGGTAGGACAGAACCTGATGTCCCTGAAAGCCGCCCATGACGGCAAAATTGCTCCGGAACTTTGTGAAACTTGTCCCGAAGACACCCGGATCGAGGAAACGATACTGGCCGTAGATATCGAGAGGCGCGTGTGGACAAGGAGTGCCAGTAAGTGCCAGCCGGTATTTTGTGGTCTTGGCCAGAGATGCAAAAAACTTGGACGCCTTGCCACTGGGTGTCTTGATGCGGTGGCTCTCGTCGAGGACGATCAGGTCGAACCCGACGTCATGCGCCCATTTTGCAAACGGTTCACGCCAGGCGGACTCATAATTGATCACGCATATAAACTGCTTCTTGGCATTCAACGCCTGGAACCTCGCCATCTCCGCGGCTTTGGTTTTCTTTTCCACAGAGACCCCTTTGACGGGATGGATGAGCAGGTTATGCCGCTGGTCTTCTGTGGCATGCCGATCAAACTGGCCGGATATTATGTTGTTACCAGCCCAGACATCAATAACGGATACCGGGCAGACAATCAGGACTTTCTTGAATTTGTCTGGATAATTGCAGATCAGGTCGACGGCGCACCTCGACTTTCCGCAACCCATGTCGAGCGCCAGCATGACACCGCCGCCGCAGGTGTCTTTCTCGTCGAGACCGAGAAGTTCACGGGCCATATTGTAACAGACGACTTGATGATGCCAAGGCGCTGTGTTCGATATCGGAGACGCAAGAACGTATTGTCCGTTCTTAACTGATTGCGCGATACTGAGTCTGGTTGCGATACTCTGAAGTTTTTGCCTGTCTTTATCGTTCATCTGGTTCGAGAACGATTGTAACAAACCACTTGCTGTAGTAGGAGTGAATAGATATTCCCAAGCACGTTCCTTGGGGACCCATCGGCCCCCAGGAACGGCCGCACAACGGTCTTTCTGATCGTAGTGAGCCCTAAGTAGAATAGTGCGTTCTCCCTCAGGGAAATCGAATTGAACCATTTGGCTGCCTCCATCTGGTAAATTCGTGTTTGGTCTCCTGCAAGAAACCAAACACGTTAAACTATATGTATATCAAAAATGTCAAGACATATTTTTTATTATTAGCAAATTTTGTTCACTGTTAGTATAATCAAACTCTGAAAAAATGTATTTGATCGATACCTGATACGGCTTCATAAACGTCTGTGACAAATTCAGGATCGTTGCCCTGCTCTATGTTCAGATCATTGGCCCATTCGATTGCCAGATCGAGATCGTGACCACAGTAAAAACCTGTCCTGTATGTACCCGCTGCTCCAGGCCACATTGTAGATAACTCATAGCCTTTGTCCGGATTATAAAGCTCTGGCAAAATAATAAACATACAGTTAGCCTTTTTAGCGGACATCATTGCTCCTTTATGTAGAATTAATATCAAAGAAAAACAGAGAAAAATCAATTACTTTTTTTACGGGTTTTCTTTTTAGCGTGCGGCTTTCCGATTCCTGCAATTCACGAAGCATGGTAATATAAATACTGATATTCACACTTTTTTACTCCTGAGAATAAATAAAATAAACAACGCCACCGCCCACCACCCCGGACCGGAATAGAACACGAGCATAATCGAAAATGGCATGGCGATGAAGATTTTCACGTTGCTTTAACTTCCCTTAGTGCCGGACACAGGATGCCCGCAAGATTCATTAACACCTGCGGATGAAATTTTATATAATGACTTGTATTTTTGCAAGTCTCCCGATAGCGGTCTGTTTCGATGATTTCCAGTAAAATATTTTCAATATTGGACATATCAGCTTTTTCGATTATATTGGCAATTTTATTATATTGCCAGCAAAAATCATAATATTCCGGCGCAAGGGACTTTCCGAGCTGACTGAACTTAACGACAAAACAGTTTTTTCCCAATAACTTTATGTTATCGTTCTGAGGCAAGGCACGGACCGCTGACATAAGTTCATGACGCTGCTTTTCAATAAGATTTCTTGTCTTGATAATATTTTTTATCATATTAAGCACCTGCTAATTTAATTATCACTCCAGATATTTGTTTGGAGTTTCCAGTAAATATGCTTGCCATTTTCGGTATCCAGATATCCCTCTGTATAACCCTCTTTGATCAGACGACTGATTTCCTCACGATCGGTATCTTCGAGTTCTTTCAACATGACATCACTCCTTTCAAAATACGCAATGTTCCAGTTTTTCGTATTCGGTTTCAATGTCTTTATACATCTTGTCTTCCTCGGAACCTTCTCTTGTGTGACTCCAATTATCATGATCGAGAACATCAACCGATATAATCTGGTTGGCTTTGACAGACTGGCAAACACCACCATTTATTTCAATAATCACCCGCGGAACTTGTTCCATTGCGGCTAAAATATCCCGTAATTGTTGATAACTGATATTGAACATTAATTTATCTTTTTCGTGACCGGGATACCGTTTGTCGGCGGCCTGAATCCAGCCACGAATATCTTCAACCAGCTCTTTTTTATTCATGATGTCCTCCTACTTAAACCAATAATCCATGATCGGCAACCAGCCGTCCGGCTCCGGTATATCGACCGGTTCTTTTGTGAAAAAGTATCCTGTCCAATTCACGAGAACACCATGTTCCAGGGAACATGGCGTCCAGGTATCTTTGTCGGAGCCG